CACTTATGGTGCCCCCATGCTTGGTGTCGGTGCCGAGGTTGGTGGCTCCGCCATCTTCACTGAGGATGAGATCGGTCCCCTCAACACCTTCAAGCTTGTGCTTAACGGCCAGGACCGCTTCAAGGAGCAGAAGGGCAAGTACTTCAACCAGGTCCAGCCCTTCCAGCACCACACTGGCTCCCCCTACGCCGGTGTCTACGCGTACTCCTTCGCGCTCAAGCCCGAGGAGCACCAGCCTACCGGCACTTGCAACTTCTCGCGCATTGATAACGCGCAGGTTGCTGTCACTATGGGCACCGCCAATGACGCGACCACCATGCACATGTTCGCCACTAACTACAACGTCCTTCGTATCCAGTCGGGTATGGGTGGCCTCGCTTTCTCCAACTAAATACTCATACGAAGTATTTTAGTAAATATCATTAAAAAACAAACCTCATTTTTAAAATGCACAGTACCAATGCTGTTTAAAAATGATTAGAGACATACGTATATCTATATGTATATGGGCAAATATACACGCACCCAACTGATTACTACTCTGACTATGATGTTGCACACCGCACAAGACGACCCTGATGTGGAACTTAATAGAACTATGGCACTCGCCATGTTTGAGGTTATACTCAGATATTACAATCTTTTAACACGAAAAGGTGATAAGAAACTCATTCAGGCCTGTTATGATAAGGCAAAAGGGCCTAAAAATGATCGCAGATTTGCGAAGTATGTTGTTAAATTTGAGGAACTTACTAGACCGCAACCCTTGCGCCGATCGAAGCGGTTAGCAAATAAGCGTACTTAAACGCAAGCCTCTCATTCTAGATAATGTTACTACGAAGAATCTATGATCTTATCACGAAAGTGGAAAAACCCAAGTTAGGTCGATGGTCTCTAAAGACATGTAATGAAATGGCGGCTTCTATAAACTCCGTGTACCAGAACAGAGATCACTGTGGTGATACGATATGTAAAACACCAAAAAAAGCTTCGGAGTATCCGGATAAGTCTAAATAATCATTTTTAAAACGCATATTCTATACGAGTTTTAAAAGAATTTTTAAAATTAGACGTTTTTAGCACGAGGGCGACGACGAGATATTTTGGTTTGTGATCTATATTTAGATGATCTTGATTTCCACCACCTGTATCCACCGAAACTAACTGAGATCATAGATACACAACATAAACAACACAGTAATAAGAGAATGATTAATGGAATCATTTCTCCCATTGCCTCTTCATTAGCTGCGTTAGTTATGTCATCCCCACATAGTCGCGTGAATTCCTCGCCAGTATTAAGCTTTGCCTTTTCTGCGTTAGATGCATCTTCACTCACCTTTACCTCTCTACATACACGTTTAGGAAACTTTTTGTCCTTAGGTATCCTAGGTAGTGATTGGACGTACTCCTTAGGTAGTGGTATAGGTAAAGCCAAAGCTCTAGACACTATATCCATCTTACTTTATGACAACAATTTATTTATCACCAACTACACTGGCGTTTTTGGTACGGTTTCTGAGAGTCGTGACCTTGGAAGACTGCTGGATGTGGTTTGGTACGAGGTTATCCTCCCAATCCCAAAACATAAAGTCACCTACGGGGATCTTATGATCACTTGTGACTAAGCAGCACACGACCTTGTCCACCTTGTCAGTGGGTTCAGCCTTAGAGAAGTTGCGAACTTGTTTGTAGACATTACCATCCTTCACGTAATGAGAACCAGTTACGTGAATGTCACCAATCTTGTAATAAGGATCACTTTGATTCTTAATCTTCATAGTAGCCTCAACAATGCTTCCGTTAATGAGAACATCACCAAGTTCAAGATTCTTCATTTGGCGGGTAGTACCATTCTTAAGTTGAACTTCAGTTTCGGGAGAGAAGCAACGACGACGGCGGAAGCGCCTGAAACGCCCTCTTCTGAACTTACGCCCGAAACGCCCCATTTTCCCAAAACGGCGGGGGCGGAATCTACGGCGACGCCCGCGGAGCTTCCTTTTCATTCGAGCCCTTAACCTCGCCATACGTCCACGTCCTCTTCCTCTTGGGCGGCGACCCCTAGGCCGTCTAGGCCGTCTAGGCCGTCTGGGGCGTCCACGTCCACGTCCACGTCCACGTCCACGCTTCTTCTTCTTACCAAAGAGGCGCTTTCTCATTGCGAATACTGCACCACCTATGGATGAAGAACAGCAGCACGCTATAAGCGCCGCTATCATCATACTGTTATCACCTCCCCCCTGATTTGGTAGAGGAACTGGTCCGTTCATTATGTATTAGGTCAATATTATAAATTGACCTTCTGGTCTTCCCAATCCCAAAATATATGTTCACCTACTGGTATTCTATGGTCATTTGTGATTACACAACTGACTACATCATCAACTGTATCTGTAGCTCTAGACTCTTTGAATTTTTCGACTCTTACGTATCTGTGAGAGACTAAGCTGCTAGTTGCCTTAATATAATGTGTTCCTGTGACGAGTATGTCAGTACCCAATTCTTCACTGTGAATACGGTAGTATTTGTCTCCCTCATTTCTAATCTGCATAGTGGCATTTACGATGCTACCATTCACGAGAACATCACCAAGCTTAAGGTCTTTCATAGCACGCATTTCACCACTTTGAAGTTTGATGGGTGTTTCAGCAGCGAAACAACGGCGTCGGCGACCAAATCTAAATCTGGGTTTACGACGTTTAAAAATCCTACGGAATCTAGGTTTTCTAATTTTCTTGAAAGTTCTACGAAACCTACGTCCAATCCGACGGAGTCTAGGTTTTCTAATTTTCTTAAAAGTTCTACGAAACCTACGTCCAATCCGACGGAGTCTAGGTTTTCTAATCCTTCTAAAAGTTCTGCGAATTCTACGAGGTCTTCTGCGAATTCTACGAGGTCTTCTGCGAATTCGCTTCCGTCTAGCTGCGGCAGCTTTCTGTTGGGCTCTTCGTCTAGCTGCGGCAGCTTTCTGTTGGGCTCTTCGTCTAGCTGCGGCAGCTTTCTGTTGGGCTCTTCGTCTAGCTGCATCAGCTCTTTGACGAGCAGCTGCTTGTTCTCGACGTCTTTTTTCAGCTTGCTGTCTAGCTGCCTCAGCTCTTTGTTTAGCGGCAGCGGCTTCCCTAGCTCTTCTCGCAGCAGCAGCTTGACTTTGTCTGGTTGCTTCGGCAGTAGCGGCTTGATCCGCTTGCTTTTTCTTAATAAAGGCAAATGCTCCACCCCCACCCAAAAGACTTACTGATGAGGAAGATGCTGAGGCGGCGCTCGCCATCATCATCATCATTGCCATAGCCATATTGGATGATCTCTTATTATATGTATAGAAAATTTAATATCAAGTACAAAACACGTATTGTTATATGTCTTTTGTACTTGTGACCCAATTACGAGAATTGATTTACTGAGCAACTGTTTTACGGTGACGTATTTTCTTAATTATGGCATCAACGTTTGTCTTGGTTGGGATTAGGTTATCTTCCCAATCCCAAAACACCATATTACCCACAGGGATCTTGTGATCACTCGTCACTAAGCAACTGACAATATCATCAATCTTGTTAGTGGGTTTAGCGTTAGGTAAGTTCTTGACTTGGACGTACTTCACACCATCTCTAACGTAGTGTTTTCCTGTAACATAAATGTCTTTCTTAAGTTCGGGTGAGTATATTTTATAGTAGGGATCGTTATAGTTCTTAATCTTCATGACTGCATCTACGACGCTACCATTAATTAGGGTGTCACCTAACTTTAGGTTCTTGATCAATACCATTTTACCACTTCGAAGTTGAATGGGGGTATCTGGGGAGAAGCAGCGGAAAAACCGTTTAAATTTACGGAAAGATTTACGTTTTTTTCTGAAAACGTTTATTTTTCTTGTAAATCTCGCCATACCTTGACGCTTTTTGAAAGGGTTAAGTGCTTTTAACGGGTTTAATTTACCTAACATACCACCGAAAAATGCAGCTACTTTACTCCAAAAGAAAAATATCGCCACGATTGGACTACTCACAGATGATGAACAAGAAGATGCCATACTAGACATCATCAGTAGGGGCATCATATTAGCAGCCATATTGACTACACTCTACTTTAATCTCACAATTTTTTTTGGATCTATTTGTTTTAATTGGAATAAGATTATCTTCCCAATCCCAAAACATTTCTCCACCGACTGGGATCTTATGATCGTTTGTGACAAGGCAACTGACAACATCATCAATCTTTTCGGTACGCTCAGCAGTTGGTAAGTTCTTAACTTGGACGTACTTGGTACCATGCTTTACGTAATGTGACCCCGTAACATGAATGTCACCAATCTTATAATAAGGGTCATTATAGTTCTTAATTCGCATGACCGCCTCCACAATACTACCATTGACCAATGTATCACCTAACTTCAAGTTCTTAATCATCGCAGTTTTACCATTTTCAAGTTGAATGGGGGTTTCGGGAGCAAAGCACCTAAACCTGATTCTAGGACGCCTGATTCTAGGACGCCTGAACCTAGGACGCCTGATCCTAAGACGTTTGAACCTAGGACGTTTGAACCTAGGACGCCTAAACGCCTTCTTAAATCTACGGAAACCCTTACGTCGTTTTCTGAAAAACTTTTTCGCCCCTCTTCCAACCTTCTTGAAACCTCGTCCAACAGCCCTAACACCCTTTTTACCCACACCAACGACAGCTCCAACACCCTTTTTCGCCAATCCACCAACTTTACCGACAGCCTTGAAAGGATTTAATTTACCTAGCAGTCCACCGAAAAATGCAGCCACTCGACTCCAAAAGAACACTATAGCCACTAAGGGACCACCGATCGATGACGAACAAGAAGATGCCATACTAGACATCATGAGTAGGGGCATCATATTAGCCGCCATCTTTCTACCCTTTATTATATTCTACTGAGAAAAAAGTACATAAAAGTATAAGACATAAATAGGATATGTATGAGATTTACACAGATGGAAGTTGCCTCGGGAACCCTGGTCGTGGTGGCTGGGCTGCTATAAGTAAGGACTTCAAGATATGTGGAGCACAACCTAATACGACAAATAACATAATGGAAATGACAGCTATTTTGCGAGCTCTCGAGCAGGTCCGACAGATGAATGAAAAATCTGTGCGTATTTTCACGGATAGTAATTATACGAAACAAGGAATAACCTCCTGGATTCACAACTGGAAGAAGAATGGTTGGAAGACTTCTTCGGGTGGTGATGTTAAGAATAGAGAATTATGGATTGAATTAGACAAAATAAGAGACTGTTTTATTATGATAGAGTGGAGATGGGTCAAGGCACATAATGGAGACCCCAAAAATGAAGAGGTTGATAAATTAGCCAGGGAATGTGCGAAAAATTTATCCGTATAATCTAAGTCCATGAGTGTTCAAAAGAAAGACGAACACTGTGAATGGTGTGAAAAACAAGAAAAGTTGCTTATAAAATGGGCAGAGAAGGCGGCTGGATACCGCTGGTTGCATAATCACGCACGCCTATTTTACAAGAAACAGAATGATTGGTTGTCTTACCCTAGTATAGTCATAGCAAGTATAACAGGTGTTGGTGGTTTTGCCGTTTTAAATCCGAGTGGTAATGAAGATGTGTCACCACAGACGAAGAATAACATAATGATCATCCAGTATTTCTTTGCCTTCCTAAATGTTTTGGGAGGGATTTTGACGAGTATCTCAAAGTTTAGTCAGTCTCTACCTCTATCTGAGGCACACTCGGCTATGTGCGTACAATGGTCAAAGTTCTATAGGTCTATTGATATGGAAATATCACTCGATGTGAAACACCGTTCAGAAGTTGTTGAGTTTCTTATGAAGTCTCGAGAAGAATATGACAAGTTATTGGATGATGCACCAGATATACCAGCTATATCTATTCAGGCATTCATGGTTCAATTTCCCGAGAAAGAGAACAAGCCAGATGTATGTAACGGATTATCGATTGTCGTGAGTGATGACGCAGCATCTATAGGGTCACGACAGCGTTCAGTATCCAGATGGCTCGGTGCTTTCAAACACGTAAAGATGGATAACAGGAGAAAGAGTCGTGACATTGAGATGGATGAACTACAAAGACTTGAATCAGTATAAATAAAAATCTAGATTAACTATAAATGCAACGATTACCCGCGGTCTTCCTCATCACATTGGTGTTTGGACTCTTTTATTTTTTGATTGATAAGATGAACCCCAAATCATTTGGTTTCAAGACTATGTTAGATCCTTTTTACTTTAGTTTCACAACTATGTCGACCGTTGGTTACGGTGACTACTCCCCAAAGACGGATATGGCTAAGTTTTTGGTTATGGTTCACCAAGGTCTCCTCATTGGTGAGATTATTAGTCTTTTAGGTCTTGAATCTAACTCCAGTATGTCTAACCGCATGGCTCAGTTGAAGAACATGGTTCCACCTTTACCTAAGACTGCCTAAACAGTACAAGATTTATCTGCGAACAGCGCATAAAAAGCGGTTGCTGCTACCGTAGTAGTTACCAAAAGATTCTTATGTTGAGGTAAAAATGCCATAGACACTATAAGTAGGCACAGTATGTAAATGTACACAAACTGTGCGTATTCAGTGATAGCTCTAGAGTAACGACTCAGTCCTGGTGAACCTGGGTAGGATACGAATGGCGCGTTTGATTCATTATTTATTTGAGTTGGTTTGAAGTTCTCAAAAATAACGTTACTCTCATCCACCTTAATATCGTCACGACTTCTACACAGTGTGTTGAAATTTAACTGATCATCTTTACACTTAGTTTTGGCTTCAGCTTCAAGGAACTCTAAAAGTTCTTTAGCGTACCCCATATACAGTCCAGCGTTAGCGGTACCACTCCCCTTACATGTACCAAAAATGAGGCTTGTGATGAACTTACCACTTATATTGGGATCACTGGAAAGTAGAATCTTACAATTAAACTGTTTAAAAAGTTCTACAACGTTACTTGGATCCTTGTTAATCTTGGTATCGAAACCATCTAGGAATATGATAATATCCGTGGCATTCTTGGTTTTTAAGTAGTCCATAACACCCTTGGTCTTGTCGGAGAACCCCTTCCACTCTGTACCCCATCCCAAAACTTTGACTGGAACATTGAACTCATTGTTCGTCAGTTCTTCAAATAAGCCATGTGATTTATTGGCATATGTCACTATCTCGTATGACATTTGATATATGCTGATATTAAAATTCAACCCACTTAAAGTCAAGGCCCCTAGATAATATGTGGGAAGGAGTCCCACCGTTATACAAGTTGGTTAGTAACATAATCAAGTTGCACCGTTCCTATAGCTCAGTTGGTTAGAGCGTGGTGCTTATAACGCCAAAGTCACGGGTTCGAGCCCCGTTAGGAACACTCTTTTTAGAATGATTGTCCTCATTGTAAAAGTTGTGAAACGGAAACCTAAGTGGATATTCAAAATGAAAGAAATAAACATTCAAGATGATGAAATATAATTTACTCGACAGTGTTCATTGGAAAGAGTCTCTTAACGACGAGAATCCAATCGTCAAACACTTCATTGAAAAAAATATTAATACCAAACTCAAAAAAAATCATGGTACAATCATGTCGCATAAGTTTGCAGATTTAAAGGTTGGTTATGTTCAGATTGGTAATAAAATTATGAACGGTTCTCCTTTCATCGATGTTGTCGAAGAGTTTTTCCAACCGTGTAATATCGATACAAACGACTCCATTCGCATCATCACGAGGAATGGAAAAAACCAATATGCATTAAATATCAAAAAGGCTGGTTACAGAAAAATCCATGATACATTATACATTAAATATTCGGCGTATTATGAGATTTTACTGTGGATGAAAAAAGTAATTCAAGTTGATTTTTGTAAAACTCCTTGTTACATAAATATAACAACTCATGATAATGGTTTGGACCCAATGGATTATTATCTTGAAAATGACAATTATCTCAGTACCCGGGTTTAAGATCATCGGGTGTGGCATCCGGGAAGACGCGTGAGAAGAACAAAGGTCTTCCATGTTCACTGTGTCCTATTGTACTTTTGTGGGTTCTGTCTACGTGCATAAACTTACTCAAGTCTTTGTAATAGACCCTAGCTCCCCTTGAAATAAGATCCTCGTGTTTCATGTCTACATGGTTATCCATCGGAAAGAAAAATCGCTTGTACCACGCCATATTATTCACGTTAATTAAGTAGCATTTTGTACTAGAAATCCACTTCACCTTCTCTAGAGTTCCCTCCATTTTATCAGGAAGTCTAGATAAACAGTGGAAGAAACACATATCAAAGTCATCCCCCTTCTCATTGATAACTGATTGGATCTCATCGTATACCTTATTGGAGTCTATGACTACATTATCCTCAAATATGACAGCGTATTTTAGACCTTGATTTATACACTTTTCGTAGAACTTCATATGTCCCATTAAGCAACCAATAGCTCCCAAGTTGAAGTAGGTTATATCGGGACGTTTGATGTCTGGATCATTATACATCTCTACGGCTTTTTCGTAGTAATCCGCATCCACGTGTTCTCGGAATTTCTCAGCTAGCTTTGGGGTTCTAGTATCCTTACCATATATGATTTCTAGTGGTATCTTTTTGT